CATTTCGTCGGCGACTTGAAACACATGACCCAGATGACCCAGATGACCCAGATGACCCAGAGTTGACGTTAACGTAAAGCTGGGTCGATGGTTGTTTGTTCTCATGGTTGACGTTAACGTCAAGCGTTGCGCGGGTGACTTGGCGCATCATGGCAACTTGACGTTCCTTAGTGTGTTAATACAGTAACACACCGACACCCTAGCCAGCCAATATGTTTTTTACTGACATCAATGTCAGTCCAAAGGGAAAGGCCAACCGAAAATCCAGCACATAGAACAAAGCCAGAACGCGTCGAGCAGGGGGTGGGGGGTGGCAGGGCCGAGCGCCGCGTGACTGACACGGTCACGGGTCGCAAACAATTTATTTTTTTTTAAAATCTCACTGCACCAAAGCCTGTTGCGTATTTGTTCCCAGTAGATTATTGTACAGCTAATGACATTCTACTCACTGCCATTTACACCAGAGCGGACGCAGGCCACCGAGTCGCGGCTGGAGTCTATCTATGAAGCTGCCAAATACGGGCTAAAAGGTGACAGCCTCGCTATGGCCGCCGGCATGACACCGCGGCAATTCCGCGTGCTGGCGGAGTCTGACCCGCTGGTCGAGATGGCTGAAGCCAAAGGGCGCAGCGAAGGTGAGTACGTCGCCGGCAAGACTATGTACGAAGCGGCGCGCGATGGCGACGCTAAGGCTGCGCTGGAAATACTCAAGCATCAGCATGGCTGGGTAGCCAAGCAGCAGATCGACGTAAACATCGACCAACAGATAAGTATTACAGGCGCGCTGGAGAAAGCACAGACGCGCGTCATCGAAGGGTTGTACACTGAACTGCCCCGGCTAGAGGACAACAGCAATGCAAGCACCGATATATTCAGCCCAAGACGAAATGGAGTTAATGGCAAGGCTGTGGTCCCCGTCCCTGAAGGATGACCCACTAGCATTTGTCCTATACACATTCCCTTGGGGCCAAGCTGGCACGCCGCTGGAACATTTCCCCGGCCCACGTAAATGGCAGCGGCAGATACTCGCTGACTTGCGTGACCACATCAAAGAGAACAACGGTAAGATAGACTTCAGCACAGCGCGGATGGCGATTGCGTCAGGACGCGGGATCGGTAAGTCCGCCCTAGTCAGTTGGCTCACCATCTGGATGCTATCATCACGCATAGGCTCGACCACCATCGTGTCGGCAAACTCCGAAGCGCAGTTGCGCTCTGTCACATGGGCAGAAATTACCAAGTGGCTGGCGATGTCACTCAACAGTCACTGGTTCGAGATAGCAGCCACACGGATCATGCCAGCCAAGTGGCTGACGGAACTGGTCGAACGTGACCTGAAAAAAGGCACGCGCTACTGGTCAGTCGAAGGCCGGCTGTGGTCTGAAGAGAACCCTGACGCCTACGCTGGTGTCCACAACTTCGACGGTGTGATGCTGATCTTCGACGAAGCCAGCGGTATACCTGACAGCATATGGTCGGTGAGTGACGGTTTCTTCACAGAAAACACACCACATCGCTTCCATCTGGCCTTCTCCAACCCGCGGCGTAACACAGGGTATTTCTACGAAACCTTCCACAGCAAGCGGGCGTTCTGGTCAACGCGAGTCATTGACGCCCGTGATGTCGAGGGGACAGACAAACACCTGTACCAGCGCATCATCGACGAGTATGGGCCTGACAGCTACCAAGCCAGCGTCGAAGTCTACGGTAACTTCCCATCAGAAGGTGACGATCAGTTCATCGGCAGCAATCTGGTTGATGACGCCATGAAGCGCCCACCCGTCAAAGATGACAGCGCGCCCATCGTCATAGGTGTAGACCCAGCACGGTTCGGGGCTGACGCCACCGTCATCGCCATACGGCAGGGCCGTGACATCCTAGAGTTGCGGAGACACCGCGGGGCTGACACGATGGAAGTGGCTGGCTACGTCATCGACGCCATCGAGCAGTTCAAGCCTGCGCTGGTCTGCATCGACGAAGGCGGGCTAGGCGCAGGCGTCGTGGATCGGCTGAAAGAACAGCGGTACAAGATACGCGGCGTGAACTTCGGCAACAAAGCCAAAAACCAGATCATGTGGGGCAACAAGCGCGCAGAGATGTGGGGCGCCATGCGTGACTGGCTACGCACAGGCCACATACCGACAGATAGGTTCCTGAAGACAGACCTCATCAGCCCGCGCACCAAGCCTGACAGCAAGGGTACGCTGTTCCTAGAAAGCAAGAAAGATATGAAGTCACGCGGGCTGGCGTCACCTGACGCAGCGGACGCCATAGCGGTCACGTTTGCCTTTCCTGTAGCATCACAGGATTTTCGACAAGGACGCGTTGACAGACGCTCTCCAAGCAGGTATTCTCCCGCTGGAGTTTCTACATCATGGATGGGGTCTTAATCATGCCAGCCAATAAATACACACGCGAACTGTACAAAGTCGGTACTGTAAAGGCTGAAAAGGCCGCGATGGCCAACAGCGATCCAGCCCGCAAGGCAGCAGCCATGAAGATTATGGCACGCGAAGGTACGACAAGCGCAGCCGGCGGACGCGCACCAGTTAAAATGCCAAAACCTGTACAGGTCATCCGCACAACTGTGGCGATGAAACCAACGCCAACAAAGAAGAAGTAAAATGCCGCTGGTTAAATCACCTAGCAAAGCCGCGTTCCGCAAGAACATCAAGGCTGAGGTAAACGCCGGAAAACCTGTCAAACAGGCGGTCGCAATCGCGTACAGCGTGAAACGCGAAGCCGCTAAAAAAGGTAAAAAGTAACCACAATGGCTGATCCGACAGGTATTAACAAAGTAGGCGACGTAGCTGACCGCGGTAGCGATCCAGCGAACACGCGTGGCGACCCAGATGTAATGGCAACCATGCGCCATCGTATGCAGATGGGTATGGCGGCGCTGTCGGACAGCCGTGAAGATGAACTAGACGATTTGCGGTTTATGGCCGGCAGCCCTGACAACCAGTGGCAGTGGCCCGCCGACGTACTGGCGACCCGCGGCGCGGTGCAGGGCCAGACAATCAACGCACGGCCATGCCTCACAATTAACAAACTCCCGCAGCACGTCCGTCAGGTGACGAACGAGCAGCGCCAGAACCGCCCAGCCGGTAAAGTTATACCCGTCGATGACAATGCTGACATTGAAGTGGCAGCAATCTTTGACGGCGTTGTGCGGCACATCGAATATATGTCCGACGCTGACGTTGCTTACGACACCGCGTGCGACAATCAGGTAACATATGGTGAAGGTTACATTCGTCTAATTACAGAGTATTGTAACGAAGAAACCTTCGACCAAGACGTTCGCATTATGCGCGTCCGCAACTCGTTTAGCGTTTACATGGACCCAACGATCCAAGACCCATGCGGTTCTGACGCTGAATGGTGCTTTGTCACGCAGGACATGACTAAAGACGAGTATGAGCGCGAATTTCCAGACGCGTCGCCCATTTCGTCGATTATGTCCACCGCTGTAGGCGATGAAAGCCTGTCCGCATGGCTCGACGAAGACACTGTCCGCATCGCGGAGTATTTTTACTACAAACGCAAGCGTGAAACGCTGAATTTGTACCCCGATAACGTATCTGCGTTCAAAAACACCGACATGGATAAGCAACTGCGCGCCATGTACGGCAAACCTGTCCGCACACGCGAAGTAGACCGCAAAAAAGTCATGTGGATGAAGACCAATGGCTATGATGTGCTTGACGAACGCGAGTGGCCGGGTAGTTGGATACCTGTCGTGCGCGTTGTAGGCAACGAATTTGAAGTGCAAGGCCAGATTTACGTATCTGGTCTGGTGCGGAACGCCAAAGACGCGCAGCGTATGTACAACTACTGGACCAGTCAAGAGGCAGAAATGCTTGCGCTGGCGCCAAAAGCACCATTTATTGCCTATGGCGGCCAATTTGAAGGCTACGAAAACCAGTGGAAAACTGCCAACACGACCAACTGGCCGTATTTGGAAGTCAATCCAGACGTTACAGACGGCGCTGGGAACGTATTGCCGCTTCCGCAGCGTGCAGCACCACCGCTGCCGCAAACAGGGCTGATACAGGCTAAAATGGGCGCTGGTGAGGACATCAAGTCCACCACCGGCCAGTACGACGCATCTTTGGGCGAACAAGGCAACGAACGGTCTGCAAAAGCCATCACCGCACGCGAAAAGCAGGGCGATGTTGGCACGTACCACTATGTAGATAACTTAGCCCGTGCGATCCGTCACATTACCCGCCAGCTTGTCGATATTATCCCCAAGATTTACGACACACAGCGCATTGCACGCATCATTGGCGTTGATGGCGAAGTCAGCATGGTCAAAATGGACCCAATGCAGCAAGAACCTGTCAAGGAAATTCGTGACCAAAATGGCGGTCTGATCGAAAAAATCTACAACCCGTCAATCGGCACATACGACGTTATGGTCACTACTGGCCCCGGCTACATGACCAAGCGTCAAGAGGCGCTCGACGCCATGTCAACGATCCTGCAATCCAACCCGCAGCTTTGGACTGTGGCCGGCGATTTGTTCATCAAGAACATGGATTGGCCCGGAGCGCAGGAAATGGCGAAGCGGTTCAAGAAAATTCTTGACCCGAAAGTCTTGGAAGAAGGCGATCAATCGCCTGAAATCATGGCTGCCAAGCAACAGATTGAAGCCTTGTCGCAAGAACTCAACCGTGTCTCTGACATCATGGAGAACATCCAAGATAGCGCAGAACAGCAGAAGATTGCCATCGACAAGTACAAGGCTGAAGTGCAGGCGTATGACGCTGAGACCAAGCGCATTTCTGCGGTACAGAACAGTATGTCACCTGAGCAAATTCAGGATATTGTCATGGGTACTATCGCTGCGGCGATGGACACAGGCGACTTGATCGGCGGCGCGCCTGAGATGCGTGAGATGCCAGAGATGGACGAGCAGATGCAGGAAGCACCTGAGATGGGTGAACAGCCTGAGATGCCAATGGAAATGCCAGAAATGCCTGAACAAGCCCCTGAAGGAATGATGTAATGACTTGCGCTAACTTTATAGGGACACTGTTTCTGGCGCGTGATGTGGCTCACTCTACGCACCTGAACACACGCAGCTTTGCCAAGCACTCTGCGCTGAACACCTTTTACGATGAAATCATCGACTTGGCAGATAAGTTTGCGGAAGCCTATCAGGGCAAATATGGCTTAATTGGGCCAATTTCGCTCATGACAGCTAAGAAGACTAACAACATTGTCGCGTTTCTTGAAGGTCAGCTAGACGAACTTGAGGAAATGCGGTATAAAGTCGTCGATAAGGAGTGTACCCCGCTCCAGAACATTATCGACGAGATTTTTGGCTTGTATTACAGCACGCTGTATAAACTTAAATTTCTCGCATAAGGACGCGACATATGGAACTTTTACGCCCTCTTACTGACGCTGCCTTTGGTACGCAAAGCGTAGCTTATACCGGAACCGCTGGTTCTGTAACCGGCTGGCCCGCTGGCCCACAAGGTGTGTTGGTCTGGTCTACATCTGACGCGTATATTGCGGTTGGAGAAGGCGTTACAGCCACGACATCAGCAATACCGCTGCCTGCTGGCACACCTGTACCTATTTACGTACAGCAGCCCGCCGGCGGTGCTACTGGCGGCATCTGGCGCGTTAGTGCTATCCAAATCACCGCTGGCGGTACGCTGTACGCAAAGCCGATCAACATCAGATGAGTTTTGGTATTCCTACCCGCAACGGTCTAGCTATTGGGCTGTTAGCATCGACATATTTGTCGTCGCGGCGGGCGGCATACCCTGCCATGTCTTTGAACTTCTTGCAGCCATTTTTGGACAGCCGCATCACGTTCTCACGAGGCACAAATGCCACGTTGGTGGATAGCACGGGCAAGATTGTTTACGCTCCGGCGAATTTGCTGACGTATTCGCAAGAAATCGGCGGTACAAACTGGTTGTCAGACGATGTTACTGTAGCTCTTAACTCAATAGCGGCACCTAGCGGAACGCTGACAGCAAGCACGATTACGGATACCGTAACCCTCTCAGACCATCGCGCAATTAGCGGCGGCACTAACCCTAGTTTTACTGCGGGTACTTCATATACTTTAAGTGTTTACGTTAAAAATAACACTCGCAACTTTATGCAAATTGCTTTTGCAACCGCCCCATTCAGCGCAACTGCATACGCAAATTTTGATGTTGCAACTGGCGTATTAGGAACCGTTGGCGCTGGCACAACTGCGTCAATAACGGCGGTAGGTAGCGGTTGGTATCGCTGCGCAATTACAGTCACTGCCACAACAACAGCTTCGGCAGCTATCTTTTTTGCGTTAATCACTTCTGCAACTGCGGTAAGGGCCGAACTATACGCGGGTACTGGTTCGTCGCTTTATGTCTGGGGCGCACAACTAGAACCCGTAACCTACCAGACCACCCCGTCCACCTACGTAGCCACCACGGCGTCTGCCTACTACGGCCCCCGCTTTGATTACGACCCTGTAACGCTTGCCCCGAAAGGGTTGCTGATTGAGGAAGCGCGGACGAACTTGGCGTTGTATTCGCAGGCCTTTGACAACGCAGCTTGGACTAAATCAAACGCTACTGTCAGCGCTAATGCCACCGCGTCCCCCGACGGAACTGCTAACGCAGCCAAGTTGTTCGAAGACACGGCTACATCTGGGCATAGCTTTATTCAAAACGTAGTAAAAGGCGCAGTAGTCACAACATATACCTATTCGATTTACGTCAAGGCTGCGGGACGCACTGCTGTGCAGCTTCGTATCGCGGACGGAGCAACGTCCGCTAACCGTGTAATTTGTGATGCCAACCTATCCGCACAAACAGTTACTACGTCTTCAGGGGGCACTTTTAGCGCACCGGTCGCGTCTATTACAGCATTCTCAAGCGGGTGGTTCAGGGTAACGCTGACAGGGACGACAGCAACTGAAACGTCTATCTCTGCACTCTTGTTTCTAGCTAACCCCGCCGGAACGATTTCTTATGCAGGCGACGGCACATCCGGCGTTTTCATCTACGGCGCACAACTCGAAGCAGGCTCCTTCGCCACCAGCTACATCCCCACGGTTGCCTCGACGGTAACACGCAGCGCAGACGTAGCGACCATGACAGGCACGAACTTCTCTAGCTGGTATAACCAGAGCGAGGGGACGTTTGTGGCTTCGTTTGACATGGCTGGTGGTTCGGCT